AAGAACTGTTGAATAAACATCCTTGTACTCATCTGAACCCTTGACTGTTCCCTTGATTTTGACCTTATCGCCAATTTCAACATTACCACCGCTGGATGAGAACCACTTGAACTGGTAGCCACCCTCGTTTACAAAAGTGAACAATGTTGTCCAGCCGTATTGTGTTTCGAAAGTATTGGAGCCAGCCACGGTAACTTCAACCTCAATCTTGGAGCCTGTCTCAGCGAACTGCTCCTTCTTGAATTCGACCTTTTCTACGACTGCCTTCTCACGCTGATTTGATTCAGCCTTGACGATGCTAACCGCAATGCCGACTGTTGAATCCTTCTGGAATCCTAACTGGCAGACGGAGCGCACATTTTGGGCGTATGAACTGTCACCTTCGAAGTTCTTGCCCCACTCGATAAGTTGGCGAGCCTTTTCGTACTCAGCCTCTCCAGCCTCACCGATTTCATTTTTTGCCCAGATTTCGTTGTATTGGCGAATGTTCTTAAGAACGCCCCAGACTAAATCCTTTGTTGAGACTCCTTCAGATGCCTTCACATAACCTAACTTCTTAACCGCTAAGACAGCGTGAGCGATGATTGCCTCTGTGCTGATTGCTGAGATGTAACCACCTGAATAGCCACCGAACTCATCTTCGAAGTCTTGCTCTGTGACTAAAGCGCTTGCATAAAAAGTCCAGCCGATAAAGTCCTTAACGCAACTTGAGCCGACCTGACTCAACTTTCCTTCTTCGTTTTTGACGAAGATGACCTTGCCACGGTTACGAACCTTCTGGCAATGGTCGCAATATCCTTTTTTGACATCGGATGCTTGAATTGATATTTCCTCGGAGATGCCGTGAAGGATGATTTGTTCCTCAATAAACTCAGCCACGCCTACGAATTCCCAGCCCTGATACTTGAGTGGCTCGCCTTCAATCACTAAGACCTGATACTGGAACTCAACGCCCTTGATTTCTTCAACGCGCTCTTGGATGCTGACTTTGAAACCGCCAGATAACCCTTGCTTTTGACCGCGTTGAGCAATCTTTTGCGCTCTAATAAGAGTCTTATCAACATTGACTTCAGAGATTCTGAACTCTCTCATGCTGTCTCCTTCCGACAACATAAGTATACCAAACTGGGGTTAGATAATCAAGACTCTCTGCGAGCGCGTTCTTCTCGAATCATCGCTAAAGTCAGGAAGTATCCGATGCCATCTACCACCGTATCGGGCTTGGTGATATGGGCTTCTCGGGCAATCTTGACTCCCACCATGCACAGACTTACCTGCTCGGCTGTGACCTCTATCCCGAGGATAGCGCTCCAAATTTGCGCCGCCCGAGTAAAGTTATCTAAAGGGTGTCCGTAAGCCTCCTGACGGTCACCAGAGACGAGTTCAGCCGCATATAGGGCTAAGTCTCTAGGGTCATTCATTGAAGCAGTTGGAGGTCTGTTATCCCCCGCTCCGACACAACAAAGGTCAGAACTCCCACATCCGCAGTTTCTCCCGTTGATTGACTCCACCATACGCTTCCTCCATCCAACGCGGGGGCTTGGAGCCATTTAACTCCACCCCAATCTGCCATCTTGAGTGAATGATAATGACCAGTCACTAAAATATCGCAATCTCCAATTTTGTTGCGCCCGAGTGTCTGGTCAGCAATCCATCGGCGGAGTTTGGCTTCAACTCCTGCTCCAGCGCGAGCCAGATGTCCGTGAGTAATTCCAATAATTTTTGTTCCCACTTCAACTGTCAGCGATAAAGAATCTGTAGGGATTGCGAACTTGATATGCCCGTAAGCCTCTGGGTTCGCTTGGAAGATTTCCGCCACGGACTCAACTAGGGCTACATCATCATTATCGTTAAGGGTCGTGAAGGCTTTTCCGTTCTTACGGTTCTCGCCATGGTTTCCGCCAATCGCCGCAACTGTGATTTCAGGAGCGAACTTAGACCAGCGGATTAGAGCATCACGAAGTAGACGGCGAGCAATCTTTACTTGGTCTCGTCTATCAACTTCCACCGTAAAAGTCTGGATGTCATAATGTCCATCACAACCTTCAACTAAATCGCCGAGGCAAAGGACAGTTATGGACTCAATAGGTCTGCCCATCTTTTTCAACTCTTTGTATCGGGCTTCAACATCATCAATGGCTTGGAGCCAGCGACCAACTAAACCTTTAAGCCCATCTCCATCTTTCTTTCCGACCTGCCAATCTGCGGCGACTACAACTAAACTGGCGCTACCTTCAATAAGTGGCTTTCTTTCTCTGGGCTTATGCTTTCGTATCTCTTGAATCAAATGGTCTATATCGGCGCGTTCTTTAGCCCCTTTACGAACGACCTTTCCTTTCCATTGGCGGTTGAGCGCACCTTCGGCGTTCCCCCACACATTAAACAGAACAGGCTCGACAACAGCGAAGTTGTCGGGGTCGAGACCCCAGATACGAAGAACTCCTGACCAATCTGGGTGAGCATCGCCCACCATTGGTTCTGTAGTTACTACGCCTTCATTACCATCCCATGAAACCCCAGGAGTCCATTCAGCGCTTCTTTTGCGCGACTCCATAGGTTGAGTTGTATTGTTTTCTGTTGTTTTTAATAAGTTCTCAAGAGCATCATCTAAATTCATTTTTCACACTTGCATCCGTCTAAGCCTTGCAACCTACGGCGGTGACGGCGAACTACATTCGAACTCATCTCGAACCCAAAGTCAGCCAGAACCTTTGTTATTGCGGTTCCTTCAATTGAGGGATTCTTAAGAGTTTCCATTAGTTTTGACGAGAAGGATTCAGGTAACTCTCTCATCAATTTACCCATCGCGCACTCATGCCCAGGCAAGGTCTTTTTTCCATTGAGCGAGTCTAACTTAGAGGTGAAATCATCCAGACTTATTTTTTGACTTACACCTTGGACATCGGATAGACCATGGGCGCGTTGCCGACTCAAAGAGGAGTCTGTCGCATTTCCAGCACCTTTGGAACTCGTCTGTCGTTGCGTTTCTGCCATACGGGTCTACCACTCTCTCTTGGGGAGCCGTTGGCTCCTGTGCTATTTCCTCACTAGACATCGAAAATTCGCCGATAATAGTGGTCTTTGCTTTGGGTCTATACCCAATGGATTAACACTACCCATTGGCTCTATACGCAAAACATGGACACCCGAAATTGTGACACCAGTTATCGAAGCAAGCAAGTTTCGAATATCTTCAATTTTGTCTCTGGCTGTTGGATAATCTTCTTTCCCTGCGCGAGAAATAATCTGGAGCATCGGGTAATCAATAACGATGCCTCCGCTTCCCATCGTAAAGGCTGGTGGGGTTCCAGAGTTTTCGTAGATGGCTGTGCATACATCAGGAGACTCAGGAAGGGTGGCTAAAAATAGGTTAGTTCCAAGGGTGCCTTGAGAAGCGTGTGCGCCAAAAGCACTTGCTGTGTTCTGCAAGTAATCGCCTATGGATTCAAGAATTGTTGCCATTACACCGCTCCATTCTTTCTCATTAAGTCAATGATACGCCTAACCATATTTTGCTGAATTTCTGGCAATCTCTCCATGAAAGGTTGCTCCAGATATTTAGCCTGTGTCGGTGCATTGTGATAGTTGCCTAATATCTCATGGACATACATGGCGTATGGAGCCGCTGGTCCACCAAAGAAAATATCAACTCCGATACCCGAAGGCATATTCATGGGGGCTGAAACTCCGCCTGAGCCACGCAAAGCGCCTGTATCAATAGGTGTCAAAATCATCGCTTTAGCAAAAATCATATTGGCTTCTTCAAGAATTACTTGACCAACAATCTTGCCAGCATCCTTACCAGATAACTCCAGCATATTGCGTAACTCTTGAGCGCCTTCTAGTTCAAATGTGAAAGTTTGCGCCATGGTTATCTACCAAAGCGTATGACGGTGTGATGCGCTCCGTTTTCGTCTGCGATGTTATCAACTGCATTGATAGTAAATGTGTCGTTTCCGACTACCATTCTATGAGAAACGGTGATTGAAGTCTGTGGACCCTTGGTTATGAAGCGACCAATATCGGTAACTTCAACTCCTTGAACATCACGGCTTCGAACTGTGTCATAGATAAGGCGACCAGTAGCCGAGATATTTGTTTGGGCATTGCCAAAAGTGGTTTTATTGTATTTATCAACTGATGCCTTCGGGGTAAAGACCACGGTATCGCTCATAAACTCAGCGACTTTGTTGTAGATAGCATCTGCCATGGCTACACCCCTACTCTACGATGCGTGTTTCGTAGAAAGAGTTTGGGTTATCCATCTGACCAACTACAAAGTCTGTATTGTAATCGGTGGTTGTCTTGTCATCTGTGGACTTCAAAGCATCAGTCTTAGCCCATGGGCGAGGAGGAGATTTACGCATCTTGCGCTGGAATAGGCTATGAGCCAACTCTTTGTAGTGCGTTACCTTTGAACTGTAAGACTCTGAAACCGAGATGTCG